CACATTTCAGGCATCGCGCTTTCGTTTGCTTCGTTTCTTCTGCCATCCTGTGTCGCTCGCAGTCAATCTACCCATGCGATACAAGTGGCACGGGCAGGGGCAGGTGTCGTGTACGTGCTGCGGATACTTCGCGAGCGCACGTTCGACAGTTCCACAGTGGTCACACGCCAACGCTGTTCTTCACTTCGATGTCGAACCAGTCGGGCCATACTTCCCCTGGGTGTTTGCCGAGCATCACCGCGTAACGGTCGGCATCCCATTGGCTAATCATCGCCCCAGGTTGACGCCACCGCACGATTTGTGAACGGTTCACGCCGAACCTCCCCGCCACTTGTGCAGCGGAGAGGTCGGCGAACTCTGCGAGCAGACGTTCCGCAGGGTAGCGGTACTTGCTCTTGTTCATCGAGTCAGAATGGTTCTTCGTCGAGGGTCTTGTGGCGCGGGGCTGGTGCCTCGTCGGACACTGACCAGAGTTGTGCGTCGTCGAACTTGGCGACACGCTTCGCGAGGAACACTGTCTTCTCTTCGCCCTTCTTGTTGACGACGCTGACCTGTTCCCCTTCTTGTCCGTCGTGGCGGACTTTGACGCCCCACGATTCGTCTTTCAGTTTGTACCACGTTGCTGTTGACATTATTCATCTCCTCTGTGTTGTATTAGGTTGCTCAGTTTATTTCCATACTCTGCCACGAGTTGTTCCAACATGGCAACTTTTCGTAGCAGTTCTCTTTTGTCCTCGCGTAGCGAGTCCAAGTCTCGTTGTAGGTCGGTTATCCATGATTCGTAGAAGATGTTTTGGTTGTCAGTCATGTCGTCTCCATTTGGTTGGGGTGATTCGTTTCCGTTGGATGGGTGTGAGTCCGCCCCAGATGCCGTATTGGATGCGGTTGTTCACTGCGAACATGAGGCACTCGCGTTTGACGGGGCAGGTTTCGCAGATGGTTCTGGCGTGGATGTCGTGCTGGTTGTAGCCGACTGCTGGGAAGAATGTGTCGTAGTCCATGCCTGTGCACGCTGCTTCGAGTTTCCATTCTTGGTAGTCGTCGATGAGTTTCCACTCTGAGAGGAGGTCCATGTAGGTGTACTTAGAGTTTCCACGGCTGCCACCCGTTGCCGTTGGTTTCTTGGGCATAGGTGTGGATGGCTTTCGCTGAGAGGAGGTTGAGGTATGGGTCGAACAGTTGTTCGCATCCAACAGTAGAGAGTGCGCCGATTGTTTGCAAGTATCCGTTCGGATACCAGCGGGTTGGTAGGCACCATGAGCGGTCGTTGATTTGGGTCAACCCGATGTCGGATGACCCGTCACGATTCAAGGTCGTGTTGTGTTGGGTGGGGTCGCATCGGGATTCTCGCCACATGACGTAGTCGAGGGTGGGGAGGAGGTCGTCGGTCCACCCTGCCTCCCGTGCCAACGCCCACCACTGCGGGCAGCGGGCATCAGCAGGGGGCTGGGGGACGGTGGTCGTAGGAGCCACGGAGACAGGGCTAGGAGGCGTCAGGATGAGCGCAACCTGGGGGGTGGGGGCTATGGCGGGGGTCGCTTCATTGACCCCCCACAGCCCTACGAAAACGAGGGAGGCGGACACGCCCGCGAACAGGCGGGGAAGCCAATCCATCTACTTGCCTTCCACCTTAGCCGACAGCAGGGCTACCAGTTCAGCGAACTCGGTCAAGGTCATAAGACAGATACCCTCGCTCGTTCCATCTGGCATGGCTACCATGACGAACGGGCGAATGTCGCCCAACGCCTTCGCCGCATCAGACTGGGCTTTAGCGGCATCGAAACGGGTAGCAATCGGACCGACCTGAGCGCCTGCTTTGATTTCGGTACGAAAAGCACCACCCCAGTTCTCCTCGTGACGTGTAAGGTGACCGCCCAACCCCAACTTCTTACGGGCACGACGCGCCTTCGCATCCCCTTTAGTCCGATTTCTGCGACCGCGAGCGGCAGGGTCGGCACACCCTCTAACTCGGCGTACGCCACGTCGGTCGGGTCTTCCCAAAGTGCCAAACAGAGGGCAGTTGTCCAAGGTACATCTGTCCTTGTTGCCCTGACATTCGCCTTTGCGTTCATCGGTCACTTCATTTCCTCAATCATGAAGATGACCTTGTTCGCATCACCCTTCGTCATCTGCTCCAACTTCTTCAAGTCAGGGTTATTCAGCAGGTCGCGCACCTTCTCAATCTTGTCGGTGTACGACGCGATGCCTTTGCCTGAAAGCATGGCGCGAATCTTGGCAATCTGCGGACCGCTCGCAGGCGCGGACGGGTCCTTGATTTGCGGAGTGTCCGCCACCTGTTGCGCGGTGGGGAACGCTTCACGGATTTGTGCGATGAGTGAATCCGCATCCGCAACATCCTTGGCAGTCGGGGCCTGCTTCAACTGGTTGAACTTGTCGCGCAACTTCGGCATGTCCGCATCCGTCAACGTCGACAGGTCAACGCCTGCTTCGGTCGCTACCTGCTGAGGGTCAAGCCCCTGCTTGGCGCACGCCTCAGAGAAACGGGCGAGCATGTCACCCGTCGGCTTCGGTGCAGGCTTCGCAGTCTCCTGTCTTACGACCTTGACCATCTCCTCACGTGAGGGGCGTGGCGCAGTCTTGGATTGGAACACGAAGTTCGCCAAGGCCCTCCCGATTGCGGACGTCTCTGCGTTTTCTACGTGAGATGTCTTATTGACGGGCGACAAGTCACGCACCTCTTCGGCGTAGCCAGTCGAGACTGGGCGTGGGTCCGTGATGTCCTTGTAGATTTCGGCACGGAACACGACCTTATTGTCGTCGTAGTGGTGAATGGCGGTGAACACCTGGCCGTTCGGGTACTGTGCCCAGAACTTAGCCAGCCGTGTCTCCACTGTCTCGTAGTTGTCTAGGTTGAATCGCATTGCTATTTGTCCTTTCCGACCACACGGAATGTGCGGTACGTTGATTGTTTCTTGTACTTCGCAGCGAGAGCAGGATGCTCCGCTTCGAACTTCTTCGCATCGAAAGACGTACGGTTCGCCGTCTTCCATGTGACGAGCAACTGGTCTTGCATCAGACCGTACTCCGAATCACCCAACATCTCACAGAGTTGTGCCTTCACCAAATCTTCCATCTGCTCCGCCTGCGCCTTCTGCTGCTTGGCGAGTTCATAGCGTTCAATGAGAGCGAGCGCATCCTGCGGTAGTTCCACGCCTGCTTGTGCGCCGCCTTTGCCTTCGGGGAAGCGGGCTTGCACGTGGCGGTATTCGAGGACTGCGTTCTCTGGCATCATGCCCATGTCGATGGATGCGAGGAACTGTCGGCACGCTTCGATGTGCTTCTGCTTCTCGTCACTGGACACGCCCTGCACATGGAAGTGGAGGTCAAGGGTGGAGTCGAACACGACCCACGTAATCTCCGACACGCCTGTGCAGATTGCCTGTTGTACGCCCTGCCAGTACCAGTAGTTCGGGAGTTGCCCACGCCAAATACGGTTCGTCGTCTTCTGCTCAAACACCCTGCCGTCCTCGGACATGGAGTCGATGGTGGCGATGAGACGTACGCCTGGTTCGTCGTATGCGAACAGGACATCTGGCTCGGTCAGGGGGTGACCCAGCATGGTGCCTGCCCATTCACGGATTGGGGCTTCGAGGGTGGTGCCGCGAAGCATGGCGGAGTTCGCTGGCTTCGGCTCGGGCGGGTTCTCGGCCAACAGTTCGGTAGCCAAATCTGCTGGGGTGATGAACGCGTGCTCGCCGTGGACAGCCGCACATGCGGATGCCGCGATGCGGGCTTCACCGTTCTCGTTACGCCAACGGACATTCAACCATTCCTGCGAACCGTGCGCAGGCTTCGGGATTCGAGTAATCATTACGGGCCTTTCTCTGAGTTGTGATGTTCTGTACTTCACCGTACAGGAGGGGTGCTACAAAGTCAAGTCACAGTTCGGGGTTACCGAGAACGACCACTTTCTGCACCATGCCCACTGGTATGTGGGTGACCATGCCGACGGTGTCCATCTCTGGTTCTTCTTCGGGGCACCAGGAGCAAGTTACCGACAGGTAACCTTCGAGGATGTCGGGCCATAGCCAGCCGACCGACATTACATGCTGCGGCTTCGGCTTGTAGTCCTTGGTGTTTATCCATCCGTTCGTGGAGTCGAACGCGTCAATCCAATGGACAGCCACAAGGGACCATGGGCAGGGGGTCATGCGTCGTACCTCTGGTCATACAGTAAAGCGCAGACGTCTGCTGGTTTCAACAGGTAGCCCCACGCTGGGTTGTCTGAGCGGCGGGCGAAATCGCGGGACTCCAACGTGTCCTTGTTTGCCTCAATGAAACGCTTCAAGCGGTCAACGGCAACGATGATGAAGCCGCCATCCATCGAGAAGATGTACACCCACCACTGTGCTTCGGTGACTTGGAGTCCTGATGGTATCCATTTGCCGCAGCGTCGCGGGTTCTGGCGCATCTCTATCGCCATGTTCCCGTTGCGGTAGCGGTCTGCTTTCACTTCGAATGAGCCTTCGACGAGGGATTCGAGCATCTTGCGGATGCGTTTCTCGCCCATCTGCCCGTACTTCAAATCCTCCGCAAAGTTGAACGTGTTGGACTTGATGTCCCAGGCGCTGTTCTTCACTTGATGTACGTCTCACCAGTTTTGAACATGCGTGCGAGTTCTGCTGTCGTACGACTTGATGCTTCGCGCACCATCTGTAGACAGCCGACGTATCCTGCGAGGTCGATGATGTTGTCGGGGATGTCGAGGCCGTTGTCGAGTTCGTTCATCAGCCGCGACAGTTTCACGCACACCATGAACAAGATGCCGTCCTCGGCGGTCATCATGTCCTCGCCTTTCAGCGCGTTGTAGATGGAGACGGTGCGCGAATAATCTTCGAGCGGATGCGAGTAGGCGTTCTGTCTGTCTCGCGTAATTAGTTCATGAGCGCGAAGAAGAATCTCCGCGCCAGCGGTCGGGTCGTGCATGTTTCCCCTTTGAGAGTCGGTCTACTTTTTCTATCAACTCCCACAAGTCATCCTGGTCGGTCACCCCTGGGTAGACCTTCCTAAGAAATCTTGCGAGTGCTTTCAACTCCATCTTGCTGAACTGTTCGCTCATTGTCAAGCATCCCCTCTGAGGCATGGAAATCTAGGTGATTGGATAGCCGTTCGTCAACTCGCTCAACCTTGCCCTCAATACGTGACTGGGACTTGTAGAGCATCGTCAGCATCCCGCGGACGTAGGCGTGGTCCTTGTGGTTTTCTTCCTTGAACTTTTGGAGGAGAGCGACGATGACTCCGCCGACTGCCGTCACAACGGCAGCAACGACGAGCGCCCAACCTCCGTCCACGTTAGAAGGCCCTGTTGCAGGTCGGGCAAGCCGACGGCTTTGATTCCTCTGGGGTCAGCGACTTCTTCGCTTTCCACTCCTTGACCCGTTCTGGCACGTTGTCACCAGTCACGTAACGCAGATGCCATGGCTCGCTCTGAACTTCCCACGAGAAACCGAATGACTGTGCGTGTTTGAGCAACCACTCTAAGCGTTTGCCTGAGGCGTGGGCGATGTCGATGGCGATTCCGAGGTTGTGCTGAGAGGTACCAGGCACCGCCATCGGCGCCAGTTTCGGGGACTTCAGGTACCAGGCTTTGCCTTTGTAGATGCGCGGCGTGGTTTTGGCTTGCTTCTTGTTCGGCTTGTCTGTGTACCTTTGGTAGAAGCCGTACTCTTGCGTTTCGATGGAGCGGTACGTGTCCGCTTGGCTGGTTGGGGCGAGGTCGATTCCTTCGGCGTTGGCTGCGGCGTCCATTGCTTCGTATGCGTCAGCCGCACAATGATGGAGTTTGCCTTTGCCTTCAATGCCGCGAAGAAGTTCTGGAGCGAGTTCACCTGGCTTGACCCCTTTCAAGTGGGTGCATAGTTGGACCTTGACTACTGGGTATTTGTCGGGCATTACTTCTTCCCGAAGGCTTCTTGGATTTCTTCCTTGGTGAGTTCGCCGTCGGTTGAGGCGGCGGCAAGTTTCTGGATGACTTGGACGCAGGCCATGAAGCCAGCGAGCATCGCGGACTTGGCGACCGACACACCGATGACCGCACCACCCGTGACAGCAGGCAGGGCGTTGGCGAGGAACAGGGAGAACAGGCGCTGGCCCAGGTCGAGGAACTTGGCGACGGTTGCGTTGGCTTTGAACATGATGTCAGTCATCCTTGCCCCCTGTAAGTGTTAGGACCGAGTGTAACACTAGAGCGACACCCGTGAGCAGGAGTGCCTGTCTTAGGGTAGGACCAGAGAGTGTGATGAGGACAAGGCCTGTGCCTGCGAGGGTCCAGGTTTGGTCAGCGACGTAAGACAGGAACTTCTTCATTATCGGCGAATCCTAGTTGCTGCACCTGCAGCGGTTATGACGGCCCCGACAGCAACAATAGTACGGCGTTGCCCCACGGGAATCGTGGAGCCGACAGGCACGTAGTCGTCTAAGCCTTCTTTGAAGATGTCGACTTGTTGCTCGAACGCTTCGCGGACTTCTTGGGGTGCGGCTTGTACTGCTTCGATGAGCGCAGCCTGCTGCTCTTCGTCGAGGTTGGCTACGTCCAGTTCCGCGAACACTTCCTCCGCCGTGTCGGCATCCAACTCGGCGACCGCGGCAACTATCTGCTGCGGCTCAGCGTCGGTTGTAACCTGTGCGGGTGCATTTGTTTCTGGCTGGGTGGGTTGCGGTTGGGGTTGTGTTGTTGTTGACGCTTGGGTGGTTGTCGTTTCTGGGGCGGTTGTTGTCGGAGGAACCGTTGTGCGAATCGTCGTGCTGCTGCTCGTCGTCGTCTGAGGAAGTGTCGTCGGTGGCTCGGTCGTTGTTGTCTCAGGAACGGTTGTTGTCGGGGGAGGCGTTGTCGTCGTCTCAGGAACGGTCGTCGTCGTCGTTGTCGCAGGGGGAACGTAGACAGTCGTAGTTGTTGTCTCAGGCGGTGGCGCCTGAGTGGTTGTGGTGGTGGTTGCTGGCGGTACGTAGACCGTCGTAGTCGTCGTCGTAGTCGTCGTGGTGGTAGTCGTGGTGGTCGTTGAGGTCGTCGTGGTCGGCGGCACCGTAGTAGTTGTCGTCGTTGGTGGCAGCGTCGTAGTCGGCGGCAATGTCGTGGTTGGCACGGTGGTCGTTGCTTGAACGGTCGTCGTCGTTGCCTCGACTGTTGTAGTCGTCGGCGGCACGGTAGTAGTCGGGACCGTGGTAGTTGCTTCGACCGTAGTGGTGGTTGCCTCAACGGTGGTTGTCGTCGCTTCGGTTGTGGTGGTTGGTGGGACGGTGGTGGTCGTCGTGGCCTCTGTTGTAGTGGTCGCAGGCACCGTAGTCGTGGTGCTAGTTGTGGTGGTTACGGATGCGCCGTATGACCACACGTAGTCTTCTGGTGTGCCGTTCTGCCAGTTGAGGCAGTCAGCCCACACAGGCCGCAGGCCAGCCTGGAAGTCGGCGTACGGCTGTTGCATTGTCCATGTGGTTTGCCCGTTGTTGCAGGTCCACGTGATGTAGTCCTGCGCTGCGGCGGGACTAGTTACGGCGAGTAGCGCCGCTGGTGCGAAGATGAGCCAGCGGTATTTACGCTGGTTCTTCGACCGCAACTGGGGACTCGAACACGTCTAGTTCGGCGTCATACTTGTCGCCAATGCCTGCGTACTTGCCACGACGAGAGCCTGTGTACGAGGTATCCAGCCAAGTGCCAGCCAACCCGATGCTGTTGCAGTACGCAGTCACCGCTTCGTGCGTGTCGCCCTGATGCGGGATGACGATGACTTCACGGACGATGCCGTTCTCGTCTACTCGTGCTGCGTGTGCGTTGTGGTATGCCATAGGTGTATTGCCTTTCGTGATTAGACCTTGAACCGAACATAAATGATGCCAGAGCCGCCTGAACCGCCAGCCCGTGAAGTATCAGAACCACCGCCGCCGCCACCGCTTGCTGTGTTTGCGCTTGCTGATGAACCGACAGCGTTAGAACCCCCAGCACCGCCGACAGAAGAACCGCCTGCGCCGCCTGTCGTGCCACCACCGCCGCCACCGCCACCTTTGAGCAACGCCGAACCTGCGATAAACGCCGACACGTCGTATCCTGCGCCGCCTGCTCCGCCCGTAGTGGTAGAACCATTTGAACCGACTGCTGAAAAGCCACCACCACCACCGCCACCTTTATCAGCCAAAGAAGCGTTACCGCCTGCCGAACCAGAGATGCTTGTCGCCATAGAAGCCGCACCCAAGTATGTGCTTGCGCTATTCGCAAGACCGCCACCACCTGAGCCGCCCATCGTCGCAGAGTTGCTTCGTGGTGCGGCGGCGTGACGGAAACCGCCAGCACCACCGCCAGCAACAGCCAAACCCAAACTGCTGTTCCCGATAGCAGAAGAAGAGCCAGCCGTTGCCGTATCCGTACCGCCAGCACCGCCAGCACCGATAGTCAGCGTCGTATTAGCCGAAAGATAAACGGTT